AAATGAATCATCTACAATCGGATTTAACCATTCAAAATATTTACTATTATCATCTGATACATATTTGGAAGCAATGTTTGGATTAATGTCTAATCTATAATCTGCACCAATCCGATTAGCATACTGTCGAAATAATTTTTCACTATATTTACAGGCGGATCTCAGCTCACCTTCCCAAACTTGATAGATTAGGGTTTTCATTTCAATCTCTCTATTAATTGTACATCTATAATATCTTTTGGTTCATTTCTTTTTATCTTCATATTCTTTATTACATCTAAAGAGACATATTTAAAGCCATTGTAATATAAGTGATATAGCGGATTATTAACAATATCATCTAGAGTTAATTTATAATGTGTTTCTAAATATTGATTATGAGAGTCTGCCGGTGCATCGTTATAATAAATTAAATCTAGATCTTTACAGTCTCTTAAACCATATAATGATAATACGCTTGAACCAGTAACTACTGTGTTATCATCAGGTTTCGCAGCATTCATAAGGTTTCTATAATTTGTAAATGAGGTGTTTTTTCTATTATTGAGAAAATGTATACTATTATCATTGAATACAGTTTTAGCTATTCTAATAGTTTCCTCATGGAAATCATTGATATGAACAGAATGGTTACCAATATTGAATAACGCTCTAATCTTGGTTTTCATTTCTTTTAAAGTTTCAAGATTTTTTGCATCTACTAATACAAATGTTACCTTAGTATCTCCTCTAAAACATTGGTTCCCTTTTCGTCTTATACCTTCTTCATTTGCCCAACCGGTTGACGTAACAGCTTTTTGTTGGATCGACTCAGCAAGATATATTTCTTTCATTAAACCAAGTTGTCCTTCAGAATTTAATTCTGCAGATGAATGATAAAACACATTAGAATATTCATCGATTATATTCATAACTTCATTCATACGTGTATGGGCAATAGGAAATAAACAAATGACATGTGTATTAGATTTTAGTTTTGCGTATTCTACGGCTGTTCTTTTCAAAATGGATTGTGGTAATTCCCTTTTAGTAAAGAATTTATGATCATGATCAATGTAGTAAGGATCGTTTTGTGCAGAAACATTTGTATTAATAGTATTAATAGGTCTTTGATGATATAATGCTGCTGCTAATCTATGAGCACCATTTACAAGATGACCTACAGAATTTACTATAACTGGCTCATCAACAGTATTATTAATTATCGATTTAAATGCATTGTCAAAATCTTCAAAGCCTCTTTTTCTCGGTGTACCTTCATAAAAATCATTCCATCTTTGGATATGTTCTTTGTATATACTTTTATAATAATCACTTGACAAATTTGATGCATACAAATATTTAACAACAACATCAAATCGCATATGTGTTAATAAATCATTTGGATTTCTTGTTTCCATCATATAATACCTTTTGCCACTAACTCATTATAATTTTCTATTTTTTCTCGTTTAGGTCCTTCAGGTGTGATTTTGGTTCGTATGTGAATGAATCCCGCTTTTTCTGGATTAGGCAGAAAACTACACTGACACCATTTATTATCTAAATTTGGATGTTTAATTTTTAATCCTGCATAAAAGGCTAATGTATGAAATATTCCCTCATCTTCATATCTATAAAGCTCATTATAATTCTCCATCCATTGCTCATTTTCACCTAAACAACTTCTTAAAGTTCGTCTTAAATTTTTATCCATTTTATAAATTGCACCGCCCCAATACGGAATATCTATACTAGATATAAAAGGATGGGAATGTGATAGTCTCTGATGTAATCTTTTTTGCACAGTATTATAGAGACCCACTCCCTTTTGATCAAATATATTTGTTTTCATATCTTTAGGAGCAAACATATCAATATCTAACATTAAAACTTGGTCATACTCGTCAAATTCTCGATTTATCATATGCACTTTTTGACAAGGCGATGTAAGATGTTCTCTAAATGGTTTGCCTCTTATTAATTGATATTCAGCACCAACCATTTTAGCATACTCTTGAATATTTGCCATAGAAAGTTTATCAAGCGGGCGAAGTTCACCGTCAAAGTGCTGTAATATTATATTCATTTTTTATAAAAAATATAATTTAATTTATCCACTGACTCTCTGTCGTAACCAACCTCTTTGAACCATTCTAACACTTCTTGTAATCCACCAAAACTATTATCTATTTCTACAAATAAAGGTGGATGATTATTTTCTATAAGAGTATTTTTTATTCCTTTTAGAACTGGAAGAACATAACCTTCAGTGTCTATTTTAATGAAATCGATATCATTAAATTTATAGCTGTCAATATCAATAACCTTTACTGTTTCTCTTGACCAAAGATGCAAAGGCAGATTTCGGCCATTAACATAGTTGGCTAAAAATTTTTCACCTTCTTTATCAAGAATCTTATTTCTTGTTATCGAGTTTTTAAGATCAGAAATTTCTAACTCTTCGGATTTTTCTCCTACTGCATAGTTGTAGCACGTAACATTGTCTAAATGTTTAGTATTTTCTACTAACTTGCTGTATGTTTCTTTAAGAGGTTCCCAACCATACACATGTTTAAACTTAGTAGAAAAATCTTTTACAGTATTTCCAACACAGGAGCCAATATCTAAAGCATTACGGAAATTTTTTATATACGGCAAGCTTTTTTTAAGTTCATCATCACCAGTCATTTAGTATTCTCCTTATTATTCTACTAACTTTCTTAGTTCATCTACATTCTCACCGCGGTTAGGCAACTTATCTTTCAAAAAGAAGTGCACAAAATGGCATTCTTTAATTTTAGTATTAGCTGTAAATAAACCGTTCCACTTCCAGTCCATATTTTTAACTGGCATTTTTTCTTCTTTTACCCAAGTATTTAAAAGCGTTTGATCTGTAGACCATTTCCATGGACCGAGACCATCAACAAATGGTTTAAACTCTGGACGTCTAATAAACTGCATTGGCGTTTCACCTCTTAAATATTTAGAGATTTTTTTATTCATCACCATCATTCCCATGTTAAAGAATTCGGCACCTAAATCATTCCATTTCCAATTTATGCTTTTTAAATTTCCGTATTGCATTTTTGAATAGTTTTGAATTTTACTTTTATAAGCTGAATTAAGTGGCATAGTTCTTTCTACAACGCCACCAAAAGCGTATTCTTCTTCTAAGTCTTCAAAAATATTTGGAGCATCGGGCCTAATCCATATGTCGGCGTCGATGATAGCTACTTGATCGTAACTTTTTAAATATGCGAATGCATTTTCTTTCTCATAGATTGGTAAATATCCACCATATTTTTCATATGATTCTTTACTTCTATTTGTTTGAAAAACATCAGGCTTAATCATTAGAATTGGGGTTTTTTGTACTTCATGATCAATGCCATATTTTTTACAATATGCTTTTACTGAAGCTACGCAATGATCATATAGTTTAGACTTTTTACCAACATAAACTTGATATATTAATCTTTTCATTTTTCAAACCTTTCATAATTATTGGGCCTTAGCAAGTGTACCTGCTAAGGCCAATTCATTTATATCTATACATTATTTAAAAAGGCTTATTTACCTTTAGTGTAACCTTCTTTAGCATAGAATGCTGCTACGATTGCCGCAACCGATACAAAGTATGTTGGAGCCATATCACCTAAAATATTTGGAGCAGACTGTAAACCAAGCCAGTTAGCAAGTAAAACCGCAAATGGATAAAGAAGCATTCCAGCAAGAGCAAACCATGCCATTCCACGCTGAGCATCTTCCTTCTTATCTTCGTTTTCTATTCTTTCACGTTTTGCTTCAAGGTCCATTATTTTTTCTGCTTGCTCCATCTCTTCGTCGGAAACGACACCGTCTCCATCAGTGTCTAAATGTGCATACTTAGAATCGTCTTGTAATGTTTTACTTTTTTTAGCCATGCTGTTTCCTTATAAAGTTTACATGACAAAAAATAATTTATTCAGCTGCTGCTGCTTCACCTTCAGGTTGGGGTGGAGGATTTTTAGCAATAAAATCATTGACGATTCCATTTACTTTGTCAAACACTGAACCAACTGCAGAAAGATCTGCGGCTTTAAAAATTCCAGCTTGGGTCGACGCATCAATAACAGCCCTCATGATCATTAGATCGTTCATAGTGATTTGAACATTTTGCTCTTCTGCAACTTCTGTTTCAGTAGTCATATTAATCTTCTCCGTTGGTTAATTACTTAATTATATATACTATACGTTAATGAAATATTTATATAAAAAAAGCTATGAAGCGTTCTTCATTAAGGTTTAATGTACGACTTTTCTGTTGCTAGGTAAGTCGCCAACCCCCTGTGTTAGGCTGCTATTGCAACGTAACCAGATGGAGCACAATTATTGTTTGCACTTGTAGAGTTCTTCGCGTTAACCCAGCTTAGATCGGGATAGTCTACATGTTTC